AATTTATTAACGCAAAATATAACGAAATACATATCATGAGTGTAAAAATTTCTCGAGGAGTTGTGACAGCAGATACTGTAAACACTACAGTACTCTCTGTTAAGAATATCTCTGTAACAGGAGACGCAACAGTGGCCGGACGGCTGTCTGTAAACGGGGCTGATGTTATTAAGGCCATCGGTGATCAGAGTACCTCACTGCAGGAACACGAGCAGAATACTACCGTACATCTTACAGCAGCTGAGCATGAAAAATTTAATCAGATTGCTCAGATTTTTGCTGATGTGGCAGCAGACGCTCCGACCTATCCTACTACAGCCGTTCCTAGTACAGCTATCCCAGTTAATTATTTCAATGAATATTATAAGGCAGTAGCTCAGCCTAATTACCCTCTGGCAGCAGCTCCTAGACGTGTATATGGTTCTCGTGTACCGTACGCTTACAAGGATGCGAGCGGAGCTGTAGCTAATGTAGCGCCTACTATTTCAGCTGCTGGTAATTTCTTTGCCAATAATATGACAGCTAAGCTGTGGGCTAATGAAAATCTTAATCACGCCTGCTCTACCGATACTGCGCTTGGCGTAGATGATTATGTTGGTAAGGAATGGGTGTTCTACTGGCAGTACGGAAACTACATTAAGGACGAGTACGGTGTAAAGCACATTACAGCTATTCGAGGTGTAACAGGAGGTACTGTTGCTACACCTTCTGGTACGTTTAATATCCCAGCATTCGATCAGACTCAGAACATTGCTGCATTCGGTCCTATCTTCTGGTTTGCTGTAAAGACGGAGAAGTTCCAGCAAGCAGACGGTACATGGCTGACTGCAGACGGAACAGAGAACGGATCCCCTATCTCACAGCTCTGGGTAATCTCAGACTCCCCCTGGAGTACTGTCGTATCTGATGGTATTACATACGAGGGACTGGATGCTGATACTATCGCCGAATTAGAGGCTCACGGTCTTACAGAGGAAGACTTCCATGTGTGGCCTTCCTGTCAGGTGTGGGATGCTTCTACCAATTCATTTGTACTTCGTCCTTATTGGTGTCATTCTGCCTTCTGTGGAGGTTATGATTCGACAAGTACGCAGGGTCTGGTATCTAAGCTCAACGCTCCTCTCAGAAACAACCTTAGCTATAACAACATTATCGCATTCGGAAATCAGGCCGCTGCTAATCCAGGTAAGGCATGCGTGAATGCATTCGGTATGCTGTTTGATATTGTTAAGAATGCTAATAAGAACTCACAGCAGATCCATACTGGTATGTCGCAGAATAACCAAAACGCTGTGAAGGCTGCTGCGGCTATTACTACCCCTAGTTATCTGTTCCCTATCTCCAGTCAGGGAGCATTCGAGGTGGGATGTACAGTCTGCTTGAATGGCTATAATTCTGCTGGCAGCGCTGCACTTATCGGAAATGCTATGGCATTCGGATATACGACTACTAATGCTACACAGTATGTGCGTATTGCGGAAATTGCTAAGTATGATCTGACTGATCCTACTGCAGAGATCAAGAGTGATTCAGGACAGCTGTGCTTGCGAATTGATCCTGCCAACAATACAGCATTCCCTGTCAAACCTTTCGTTGTTGTTACTACTAAGGCAGATCAGGACGCCCTGGGTAGTGATGTTCAGTATTGTGCATATGCGTGTCAAGGATTCTCTCTTGGTGGAGAGACGATGAATGGTGGTGTAAGCGGAACAGGAGTACTTGGAATGCACGACGGGTCTGTAACATCTCTTACAAATCAAAAACATCCATATCGCGTACAAGGTACAGAGTACATGCCTGGCGGTTACATTTGCGCAGGAGATACTGTAGCTGTAAAGGGAGATGGATCTACTGCTCTTACTATTGATGGAGTCTCTATCACTCCAGCAACAAGTCAGATGGTAATCCTTACATGTCCTGATGGTAAAGCTAGACTGAGCAGTACATCTAATACATTGTCCCCATGGATAACGGCTGGATATGTGCCTTCTGGAGTAGTGGATGGTACTGTTTCAGATAAATTCATCTATAACGAGACTATCTCCTGGAATGGTGTCGCTTATCCTGTACTGGTAGGTAGCTCGTCTGATCAGGAGGGACATGGTGATAAGTTCTACGTGAGTACTAATGAGGCTAAGGAGTTCCTTTCTGGCGGCCTGAACTACGGTTCGCACGCTGGATCTGCTTGCTTGCGCCTCAACTCCGGTCTTGGGAGCGCGCACTGGTACGTCTGCGCCCGTGATTAGTCCATCGGGGTGGGGGAGTTCGAGGGGGAGGGGCAGAGCTCCTACCCCTCGAGAGGATCCACTTGTAGTTACTAATAGGATATAGAAAATTTTAGGGATATGATTTCGAAGCGATTGTTCCTTTCTGGCGGTAACCTGAACAACGGTACGAACGCTGGATCTGCTTACTTGAACCTCAACAACGGTCTTGGGAACGCGAACTGGAACATCTGCGCCCGCAATTTTGCAAATAGTTTTGCAGGACTTGTCCTGTAATTTATGGAGTCATATCGCGGGAAAGATTTATTCTTTCCGCCTGTAACATTAAAAGTCACAGCCTCCCTCCGAACGGAGTCAAAATACAAATGACCAATGGACACAGAGGTTAGTAGCTCAGGCGAAAAGCTCTGAAGGTCAAAATCACTAACGAATGAAACGTAAGTGTAAGAATGTAGATATTTGCGATGGGGACCTTATTCTCAGAGCAGTGCTTCAGTGTTTTGCGCCTAGCAGAAAAAGGCGGCGACACGATACGGTACATCTGTTTAAGAAATATCTACCAAATTGTTCGCGAAAAGAAGTAGCTCGCATTCTTAAGCATAGAGGCGAGCAGTACTTTGATGCTTGTTTTTCTATAGCCAAGGATCTACAGGATACTTTATTGTCTGGTGAGGATTTAGGCCTACCCACACCCAAGCAAGTAATAAGAATAGATCCAGGAAGCGGCAAGTCTAGAAAGATATCTGTATTAGGTATAAGACAGCTTATGTTTGATCATATAGCTGTTCTGGCTCTTGATGAGGTATGTAAGCGCATAGGTGTAACTCAAGTCAGTAGTATCAAAGGACGCGGTGCTCATTATGGTATCAAGTTTATAAAGAAGTGGCTGAGTTCGGATCATAAGCTATACGCTACTAAATTAGATATCAAGGACTTTTATGGTTCTGTGGATAGGGATTGCATGATGGCTTGGTTGGAGAAAAGAATATGCAATGATCGCTTAATGTGGCTTATACGTGAGCTAGTGTATTCTGTACCAAGGGGCATGGCTATCGGTAGTTTTCTTAGCCAGACGTTAGCTAACATATATTTGTCTGATCTTTATCACTTCGCAAAGGAGGAGTGTGTTACTAAGAGATCCTGTAAGCGTAATAACCAGGTAAAGCGTACTCTGTTCTACATGGACGACATGCTATTTATAGGTACAAATAAAAGGAGTCTGTGCAAAGCGATAAAAGCTATTACCAAGAGAGCGGCCTCTGTATTACACCTAATGATAAAACCTTCGTGGCAGATTCATAGAATTACTAAACGACACCCAGTAGACATGATGGGTTTCCGAGTATCTCCAGGAGGATTGGTTACGCTGCGCAAGCATATATTCAGAAAGGCAAGAAAGCTACTTATTAAAGTTAAGGGAGGCGTTATGTCGTTAAGACAGTCCCTTAGACTTATGTCGTATAAAGGATACATGGATTCGGCTGCGACAAGGTATGTACAAAGAGCTCTTAATGCTATAAAATCGTTCAGTAGAGCATCAAACATTATTTCTCATTATGCGCAAGCAGCACGCTAATTTTTCAGAAGAGCCGGCACCTGTAGTATTCTACGATTTTAATGGTAGTACTCAGGTTACTATTACTATTAACGTTACCGAGCACCAGGAAGAGCCATCTGGCGAAGAAGAAACTCCTCGCAAGAGTTGGGAAGGCGACCAGTATATTTTCTGGGAGAAGACAGACGTGCTCGATAAAGATGCTATTCTGGCAGATCCGGAGGCGTATTACGGTTATGTAACATCGGAGTGTCGCCAGGCCGCTAAGGATAAAGCACAGGCACATCTCGATTACGTTCGCAAGCATACACACAGAGTAGATGTTCCTAGCTATAGGGAAGGATATGCTGTGATGCACACTGAGAAGGATAATATTTATCTTCTTGCTGGTCTGTTGATGGGAGGCTTGACTTATTATGAATTTGCCGACGGTCAGACGGTAGCTCCTCTATCTACTGAGGATATTCAGAAAATTTACGCAGATTTGGCAGCTCACGAGACTGCCTTACAGCAAGGAAAGCAGGTATGTTGGGCTGCTATCGATGCAGCGAAGACTGAGGAAGAAGTAAATATTGCTCTGGAAGATTATATCAACTCTCATCACGCATAAACATTATGACAAATAAAACAAAGAAAATACTTGCAGGAGTACTAAGGTTTACTATAAGCTTTGCAGTGTCAGCTTCTGTTACAGTAGCTCTTCTTGCTACTCTTACAGGGTGTACAGCTTCTTATTCTCAGTCTGCCGATGGCTCCATCAATGCTAGCTGGACCATCATCCCAGTAGATCCGTATAAGAAGTAAAGGTTTAATCTCATAATTTATTACAGAGAGGGTACGTTGGGAAACGTATCCTCTCTTTTGTATAAGTGGTAATTACTGTATACTTTCATTTATGAGAGATAGTGATGTAGGTATTACTAAACAAGCTGTATCGGCTGCAAGGATGCGTTATATTGTAGCGTCCTTGCCAGAAAATCTCGCACGAAAGAAACTCGGAAATGCCAGGTACGATCGCATTCGTAGTGAGATAGATAATATCGCCTCGAAAAAGAGAGGCATCGCGTATGAGGATGGTTACGCCACGCTGATACAGCCCAGACTTAAATCTGTATTTGGAGATGCTCCTACGATAAGATCTAAAGGGAGATACCAGAACAGTAACTGGCTTAAAGGTACGACTGACGCTAAGGATTTGCGCAGTAGCTATCAGCTTGACGGCGCGCACTGGAGAGATGTTAAAAGATCTCTTTTCCCTGCTAGAGCTACAGATTCTCACAACGTCGTAAGCAGGGATGATCTTATAGCAATGCACCGTGCTACGAATACCCCTTTGAACGAGGGAGATCTTGTTCACGACTACTATTTTAACTTATTCCCTAGTCGACCAACTAACCCGGGATCAGCTTCTGCAGCTAAAGCCATGCGCGGTGGTAAAAAAGACGAGCAGCTACCTAGCATGGATTATATGCGTCGTATGGTTGGAGCTATGAGATCTCTCCCATACGATAACGGAGGAACATGGAGAGCTGCCAGGAACAATAAGATTACCAGAGTTGCAGCAAACGACATACAGCATGCACCTGGAGATGCGTTTACTTATATAGACTCCCAAGGTTTACTCGAAAAAACGCCACGCTCTATAAAGACAACATTATCCAGATTGGACGGGCAAAACATATTAGAACCAGGTACCAGGGCCAATGCTTTGTATACTCGCTTGCGTTCTAGTAATAATCCTAGGCTCAGAGGACTCGTTAATAAGGTAATTGGAAGGGATGACGCCTACGTAGATTTAATAGAACGAGGAGGTCAGGCTGGCTATCTTCCTGGAGCTGGTGTCACTATGGTCAGTCCTAAGACTAAAGGTTACGCACATATGAATGCTCATGAGAGTTCTCATGCAGCGCTTCACAAAATGACTCCAGAAGAGCATGCTGCTGTAGTCGGAGATCTTGCACAACGTTTAAGGAATGTTGGTGTGAAAAATGGTCTTAATATTCCATGGGACAATCCTAAACTCATGCAGGAAGCCTTAGCGGACGGATACCGTATGCTGAAAGGAGGCCCAGGTGGATCTGTGGATGCTAGTAGATTAGCAAGATGGAATCTTAATGCTAATGCGGATGGTATGGCACGTATAGATAATCTGGTAGGCGCCGGTGATGTTGAGAAGGAAATGCTCAGACAGCTGTATGCAAACTATAACCACGATATATTTAATAGATCTAGTCACCTCCCATAAACTATGATTTCTTTGTCATAGTTGTAGAAAAGTTAATGGTATGTGGTATTATTACTACATGCCAAACTTATATACAGCGAAAGAATACCTCAATACATTAGATAGTTTTGTAGAAGTACAGAAGAAAGCCAAGGAACCTAGGCTTCCTGTAACTATATTAGTAAGCGAAGGAGAACGTCTGGAGCAGGTGTTCATGTATAAGCAGCTGCAGTACGAACCTATACTAGTACCTACTATACCATACACAGAGAGGTCAGATGCGTCTTTACTTAATGACTCTGACGATGGTGGTAATTATATACCGGAAGAACTGCATTACGGAGAGGCTTACGGATTAAAAGAAAAGATCCGTTCCCTGCGTATGTCTTGGATGCTTGCTCTTGATATTATGCATATCTGCAAGAATGATTTAAAAGGCAATATCGTATGTGAGCGTAGGGCTGTACCTATGGTAGACGCTAAGCTGTTATATAGGGCTATTAAGAAAGTAGTCACAGAATACCCGGATACAGACGTAATAAGACTATTTCACACACATACATATGATAGATATAAATTGGAAGATCTTGACTACGACAAGGAGTGTATAACAGAGCTTCCTGATAATGTCAGTGAAGAGCTGCCTGCTGGTAAGGAGAGAACCAGACTTAGTCCTTATTGTGATGGTACTTACGCTATGTTTGTATCTAATGATTCCAGAAGAAAAGTGTCAGAGCTGTTCCGTACTACCAGGATGCCAGTAGATACTGCTCTCGAATATGCTGCCGCTACAGGTAAGCTAAAGGTACGCACACTGTCATTTAACGCCTTTGTACGTGCAGGAGGTCATAAGAAGAAGGTAGACGGTTACAGGTATTGCATACAGTTGTCTAGCTATAACCGTCCTATGCAACTTCTAAGCCAGATAATTTCTTTAAAGGATCAGTTGCGTTACGTAAAGGATACTTCCAGACTTGCTGTACATATAGTTGTACGAGGATGTGACAAGATTACATACGATATTATTAAAACCAGAGCTGATCTGGAGCTGACCTCAGTACATCATAAGGTCACATCTCTTCCTAATAGATCTCA